TTGGTACATCGCGTTTAACGACGGGATCCCCGCGGGACGATTCGGGTGTTGGCGAGCGGGTATCGAACAGCACTTTCGCGCCGACATTGGCCGGAAGCTCACCGACGCCGAGGAGATTGTCAACGCTCGTAGGTTGAGAGAGGCTCAAGTCCTCCGCGACGCCGATATTCAACGGCGGCACCAGATTGCAACTCTGGATGTCGAGAAGATCTGGTCGAGCTGCACTTACGCGGATCCAGAGCACCCATACCTCAAACGCAAGGGCATCGGCCTTCACGGGGCTCGGGTTACAGGCGACGGGCGGTTGGTTGTCCCGCTATACGACAAAGAGGGCAACATCACTTCGCTCCAATACATCGATAATGATGGCGGCAAGCTCTATCACCCAGGCGGTCAGACAAGCCAGTGCTTCTGGATGCTCGGGACTATGGATGAGGAGGGCACGTTATATATAGCCGAGGGCTTTGCGACCGCGGCGACAATATATGAGGCCACCCAACGCCCGTGCGCGATCGCCTACAGCGCGTCTAACCTCGTGCCAGTTACAGGCATCCTCCGCGATATCTACGGGCCGCGGCAGGACATTGTAATCGTAGCCGACAATGACGCTTCAGGCGTCGGGCAGAAGTACGCCGATCAGGCATCGGCAAAACACGGCGCGAGGGTTGTCATGCCACTTGTCTTGGGGGACGCGAACGATTATCAACAGGCGGGGCACGATTTAAGTAGTCTTTTAAATCCGCCCACTCGGCAGTGGTTAATTCAGGCAGATGATTTTAGCCAGAAACCCGCCCCAATCTCGTGGTTGGTCAAGCACTGGCTTCAAAGCAGTGCCCTCATCATGGTTCACGGCCCATCAGGCGGCGGCAAGACCTTCTTCGTTCTCGATGCATGCCTTCACATTGCTTCTGGGTTGGCCGAGTGGAATGGCCACAAGGTCAGAAGCGGATCCGTCGTCTATCTGGCGGGTGAAGGCCACCACGGGCTCAAAGGGCGCATCGCGGCTTGGAAAATAAAATATGGCAATCGCGCTCGCTTGAAACTTTGGCTTTCTGAGTCGGGTTGCGACCTGAACACGCCTACCGGATACAATCTGGTCTTAGATCAGGTTAGATCTTTGCCTGAAAGACCATCTCTGATCGTCGTTGATACCCTCCACCGTTTCTTACATGGCGACGAAAACAGCGCACAGGATGCAAAGACCATGTTGGATGCTTGCGCGTCTCTCATGAAGGAGTTCGACTGCTCGGTGCTCCTTGTCCATCACACAGGTGTCTCAGAGGAGGCACAGCACAGGGCTCGAGGGTCTTCGGCGTGGAAGGGTGCTCTTGATATTGAGATCAGCGTCATACCGCCCAAGGACGGCCACGCGGGGCAGATCGTTCAGCGTAAGTCTAAAGATGCGGAACAGGCCGATGATATTTTCTTTGAGCTTGAGTCGGTGACCATACCAAAATGGTTCGATGAGGACGGCGAGCCTGTCACGAGCGCGGTGTTCGTTACGGCGTCTGCGCCGCCTCCGAAGGCCGAGAAAAAAGATAGTAAATTCGACGCATTTCGCAAAATGCATGAAAGGTATTGGTGGGAGACTGGGGCGCAAGAGCACGAGGGGTTGCCATACATTTCTAGGAAAGATCTTAGTGGGAAATTGGAAGAAGATGGCGTCGCGCCGAGGACAATTCGGAATTATATGAACGCGGGGCAGGTAAATGGTATGATTAATGTCCTAATAAATGGGGGTTATCTTACCCAAACAACGATGGGTTTTGTCGTTAGTAATGAGGTTGCGGCCTCCGTATTATTGATAAAAAAGAATGGTGAGAGGAACTGACTCTCACTGACTCTCACTGACTCTAGAGTCACTGGGGGCAAAACGCGAGGGACTGACTCTCACTGACTCTCCTCCCTTTAGGGAGAGAGTCACAGAGTCACCGATGCGGCGAAGTTTTTGAGTACCACAATAGGAGAAGTAAAATGGAAGAAGTTAAATCTAAGAAGTACCCATACGATGATCAGGTCGAAGATTTGATGTTTAAAATTCTTAGCGTTACGACCGAACATTTGGATGGGATGAAAAACCTACCTTCAAAATATAAAGTTTATGTTGGTTTGGACGCCATATTGGATGCGTATTTGTTTATCACTACATCAGGGCCGATGGGGTTCAATGGTCGGAAGTACATGAACGACCATGTTGACGAGGTCTTGAACAATTATATCAATGAAGTCATGAGGCATGATGGGAAAGAAAAAGTAAATTAAATAAAAAGATAAAAAAGTACTTGCATAGCATTTTTAGCCATGCCATAAACATCGGGCGGGGCGGTGGTCGCCCTCCCAAATTGGAGATTGAAAATGACAAAGATTAAATTTCACAGCGAGACTGATGCAAACAAAGTTCATTTTGATTTTGGTTCAGTTGACAAAAAAGGTCGCAAGGTTGGAGCATTCATTCATACTTCGACACATGAATACGTCCCATATGTCGAGGGCGACAATTGTTGGTACAGCACCAACAAGGATGTTGGTACTTATTTTACCTTCAAGCCGCACCTCTCAAAGAACGGTGTAGCGTTTGGAGCATGTCAGGATCGTAAATATTTTAAAACGGAGGCTGAACGGCAAGTAGCAATTGAAGCCTACCTTACAAACGCAAAGAAGCGGCACGGTTAAAATTAGAGGGGGCTCCGGCCCCCTACCAACCTCAGATGGAGGAAGAAATGAATATTAAATATCAATCTCTCATCACAAAGGATGAGATACAAAACGCAGACGATCTGGCCGCGGCAATCAAGTCGGGCCCGATCTATGCCTATTTCAATGATCGCCCGATCGCGAAGGTAAAAATCGACCACAGCAGATATGAAATCGAAGGGCACGGTGATTGGAGGCGGTTGCCAATATGGGAGACGACAACCGTTGAGCTTTGGGACGCCTTCAAAAAGTTCGCGGAGAAAGTGTCAATTAATTTTAAATAAAGATAAAAAATTGTTTGCATAGGCAATCGAACCGTGGCATAAGGATTGGGCGGGACGCGGTGTCCCCCTAAATTGGAGATGAAGATGACAACGATTTACAAAACACAGTGGGAAAAGATTGAACGCGAGATTAACAATGGGAATAATGAACGCGCACAATATTATTTATGTTCTGCTGAAAGTAACGCGTGGGATTCTTTGTCAGAAACAGAACAAGAAATTATCCGCCAAACTGATCAATTTTCAGAAGAATATTACAAAAGTGCTATTGTCACTTTTGAATTATGGTTTGATGAACAAGGTCAAAACTGAAATTGTTTACGGGGGCGTAATGCCCCCACCCACCCCTAAATTGGAGATTTAAAATGACAAATGCATATGATCGTGGATCCGCAGATTCATACTACGGACGTAAATTTAGCCCACACTACACCGATGGTGGTGTACAGGTGCAGATCGAAGAGGGTACGCCAGAGTATCAGGAGTACCTCAAGGGTTGGTCAGAAAACACAGATTTCAAGGATTGGGGGTAAATCATGGCTCAAGTCAAAACACACGCTGTCACCATAAAGCAAACCTTGAACTCCAAGTTCTTCAACCTCGGTGTGGAGGACGTTCGTAAAGGGCGTCCCTTCAAATACGACTTACCTGATCAAGACGAGTGGCAATACGTCAGAGGTCGTCACTTTGCGCGGGTATTCAATGGGGAAATCAAGAATGGCCGATGCTTGAGAACAGAGGCTTTGTATAAATTCGCAGACGCTTGGTATAGCGGTGCAATCATTTAAAGGGAGATGGAAATGAACAACTGGCAAGATTTGAAGTTAAACGAATTGGAACCGTATATTAGTGAATTTTTTACTAATAAAAAAGGTAGAGGAAAGATTGATAGTCTTATTAAAAATGCTTTAAATAAAGGTATTTATCCTGAATATGGTAGTGAAAAATTTTATCCTAAAAATTTAGAAGATATAGTAAATTATGCAAATCAATGGGTGTATATTGAAACTGTAGGCTTAAAAACAGCCATTTTAATGCGTGATTTTGTAAATTATATTGCCAAAACAGATGTTTTTAGTGATAGAAATCTTAGTTCAGCTTTTCGAACAAAAGAATTTTTTGAGGAAAGAAAAAAAGATCAAATTAAAAATTGGAGAGCGAGAGAAGCAAAAGCCTATGAAATGAGAGGCAAAGGCATGAGATGGAGCGAGATTGCGGATGAACTTGGTGGCACCATAGCAGGTGCCGTACAAATGGAGAGGCGGCATCGTAAAAATAATGATCTCCCTCGGCATGTACATGACTTTTATAGCGAAAAAGTAAAAAGTTTAAAAACGCAATATGAAGAACTAAAAGAAGACATCATGCTTATAGCTGATTATTTGCGCGAAAAAGGTCACCACAATATTGCTTATGTAGTTGAAGAACGTATTAAAAATGGAAAGTTTAAGAAATGAAAGATTATCACGTCACACTGACGGTTAAAAATAACCACCTGTTTAATTACATGCAGATGAAGGGCATAGATACCGTGAGAGAGCTATCAAGGCAGAGTATGGTTTCTACTCTGACTGTGAGTCATTTTTTAAACCTCAAAGTGGCTCCTATGGGCATACGTGGGTGGAAAGCAACTGTTCTCACCCTTGCCGAGTTCTTTAAATGTCAACCGGAGGATCTATTCCCGCCACAACACATCCATGAGCCTATGGAGAAAAACAAGGCGTCTTTTGAGATGAGCAGTCAGGATGTGACTGAAATTACCTCATCTTTGCGCCAAACCGCATTGTCGCCCGAAGTGTCAATGATGATCGGGCAATCGCACGATTATTTACACAAAAGATTGCAAGAAATTCTTGATCCAAGAGAATATGAAATCATCAAAGCACGGTTTGGTTTAGATACATGCGAAACTGTTACTTTAGATGAATTGGGCAATCGTTTTAATGTGGGTAGAGAACGTATTCGCCAACTTGAAATGAGGGCTTTGAAAAAATTACGTTTCCAAGCAATACCTAAAATTGACCCACATTTTTCTGAAGCAATTAAAACCATATTGGGGTTCAAATGAAACAATTTAACACTTATGCGCAATATCAAATTAATGATAACGCCGTCGCTCGCGAAATCAAACTCCCTCATGGAAGTATCGAAATCGGTGTTTACATTGACGAAGCGATGGTCGGCGTCATCACTCACCCCGTTAATAACACTTGGTGGTTCTGGCGTTCTGTTAAAGATGGGGAAAAACTGCGGTTTCGTTCTAAACGCGGGGCACTTGAACGTGCAGAAAAAGTTTCAAGGACATTCGTGAACTTGGATAGCACTTCGCGAATTGAGGTGTAACTTCGCGAACTGAAGTGGCTCTTGAAGCTATTCTCCTTTTGTCGTATGCTTCGCACCACAAATCAGGGGCGGTGCATGGCTAAAGTTGGCAGACCTTCGACATATGATCCTAAATATTGCCAAACGGTGATTGAAGCCGGAAAGCTCGGTAAATCAATCACTCAAATGGCCGTGGCTTGTGAAACAATCCGATCTAACTTTGATTATTGGGAAGAAATGCACCCCGAGTTTTCGGCGGCTCTCGCGCACGCGAAACAACTTTCGCAAGACTGGTGGGAAGCCGCGGGTCAATCCGGAATGACGACAAACAACTTCAACGCGAGCGTCTGGAAGCACATGGTGGCGTCTCGGTTCCGCGATGACTACGCCGACCGCAAGCTCACCGAGGTCACTGGCCGCGACGGTGGAGCCCTTCAGATCGAGGCCGTGACAATCGACGTAAAGGATCTCGACCCCGACGCTCGAGACGCCATCAAGGCGGCTCTGTTGGCCGCGGCTGAAGGCCAGTGAAGCACGAATACATCATGATCGACGGGAAGCGCATCGATGTGAAAGCATCGCTCCGCGAGATCTCGAAGGTCGAATGCTCGTCAAGCCTCTCCGAGTTCATCGCCCAAGCGTGGCACGTAGTGGAGCCTGGGCAAGAGTACGTCCACAACTGGCATATCGACCTGATCTGCGACAGCCTCGAGGCCATTACCGATGGCGTTATGGTGGACGACGAACGCTATTACAATCGGCTCCTGATCAACGTGCCGCCTGGCGCAATGAAGAGCTTGATCGTCAACGTGTTCTGGCCTGCGTGGGAGTGGGGTCCGGCGGGGTTGCCGAACCTCCGCTACGTCTGCGCCTCGCACTCGATGGATCTCGCCATCAGAGACTCGACCAAGATGCGGCGGCTCGTGCAGTCCGAGTGGTATCAGGAACGGTGGGGCGATACCGTCAAGCTCACAGGCGACCAGAATGCCAAGACCAAGTTCGAAACCACAGCCACGGGCTTCAGACAGGCCATAGCGGCGGGTTCCATCACTGGTGCCCGTGGTGACCGCGTGATCATCGATGACCCGCACAGCGTCGAGAGCGCGGCGTCCGAGGCCATGCGTCAAACAACGGTTGACTGGTTCGAGCGTGCGGTGCCAACCCGCTTGAACAACCCCGATCGCTCCGCCATCGTCCTGATCATGCAGAGGCTCCACGAGGAGGATCTCAGCGGCGTGGCTCTGACCAAACAGCCTGATCTCTGGGATCACATCATGATACCGATGGAGTACTCGCCCGATCGAGCCGCTCCGACCATGCTCGGCCTCGAGGATCCACGATCGGAGCTTGGCGAGCTATACTTCCCCGATCGGTTCCCGAAGCACGTCGTGGAGCGCGACAAGAAGATCATGGGATCCTATGCCGTCTCGGGGCAGTTTCAACAGACCCCGACCGACGATAGCTCCGGCATCATTAAACAATCGATGTGGCAACTATGGGAGAACAAGGATCAGTTCCCCGCGTTCGACTTCATCGTGGCCGCGGTCGATACCGCGTTTACGGAAAAGACCGAGAACGACTACACGGCCATGTCCGTGTGGGGCGTCTTCTCCGAGGATCCGGTGGCAGAGGCGTCCAAGCGCGGCACAAGCTATCAGGTCGAGCGTACCTACAAACAGCCTCACCCAAAGCTCATGTTGATCTACGCATGGCAAGAGCGGTTGCAGTTGGCCGCGGTGGTCGAGAAGGTTGCCGCCACCTGTTCCAAGTTCAAGACCGACAAGGTGCTGATCGAGAACAAGGCCGCGGGAATCCCCGTCGCGCAAGAACTGCGGCGGCTCTACGCGGGAAAAAACTTTGGCGTTCAGCTTGATGACCCAGGCTCCACCGACAAGATCGCTCGGCTCTATTCGGTTCAGCATCTGTTCGAAGACAAGTTGGTCTACGCGCCCGACAAGGCATGGGCTGACGAGGTCATCCAACAGTGCGCTCGGTTCCCGAAAGCCAAGCACGACGATCTCGTTGACACGGTAAGCATGGCCATGAGATATTTACGCCGCTCGGGCTTGATCCAACGCGCCGAGGAAGTGCAAGAAAGCTACAACCAAGAGCGCACTCACCACGGTGCGTCACCACCTCCGCTTTACTCGGTCTAAGGATCTGAACCATGTCGCTTGTCCCCAACATCCGCCAACCCGCCCCGATCGATGATCGAGATCCGATCGAAGATGGCGTGATCATCGAGATGGCGGACGAGGGCGGCGATCAGCACGAGTTCGATGACAAGGGCAACCTGTTGACGATCGAGCACGATGACGGCTCCATCACCCTGAAGCTCGACGGTGGTCCGCTCGAGAAGGCGGGGGCCGAGGGCACCAACGGATGGTTCGACAATCTGGTGGACGAGATCCCCGCGATGGAACTGTCCCGCATCTCCGAAGACCTCATGCGCGGCATTCAGGACGACCTCGACTCCCGCAAAGAGTGGATCGAGGACCGTGCTCAGGGCATCAAGCTCCTCGGGCTCCGGATCGAGTTGCCTGGCATCTCGGGTGCGGCAGACGGTGCTCCGGTCGAGGGCATGAGCAAGGTGCGGCATCCCCTGTTGCTCGAGGCGGTGCTCCGGTTCCAAGCCAATGCACGCTCCGAGTTGCTCCCGACCGACGGGCCCGTCAAGGTGCGGGAGGACAACAACAATGCCACCCTTGATAGTGATACGCTTGCCAACGATCTCGAGAAAGACCTCAACCACTACCTTACCTCCACAGCCAGAGAGTACTATCCTGACACCGACCGCATGCTTCTCATGTTGGGCTTTGGCGGCACGGCGTTCAAGAAAGTCTACTTCTGTCCACTCAGGGGCCGTCCTGTCTCCGAATCAGTTGATGCCGACGATATGATCGTCAACAACGCGGCCACCGATCTGAGCAACGCCAAGCGCGTTACGCATCGCATAATGATGCGGCCATCGGTGGTTAAGCGTATGCAGATCATTGGTGCGTACAAGGACTTGGATCTCTCCACCCCTAAGCAAATTGATCTCGATGCAACACAGCGCGAGAAGAAGGCGCAACAGGGCATCAGCGCGGGGCAGTCAAACCCTGACGATCGGGATCGCGAGATCTACGAGTGCTATTGCGAACTGGACGTCAACGGCTTCGAGCACAAGCACAAGGGCAAAGAAACTGGCCTCGAGATCCCGTATCGGGTGACGATCGATGTATCGTCGCACGAGATCCTCTCGATCGTGCGCAATTATGACGAGGATACCGAGGAGCTTCCCGAAGCTCGGCAGAACTTCGTGAAGTACACCTTTGTGCCTGGCATGGGTTTCTATGACATTGGCTTGCTCCACATCTTGGGCAACACGACAAACGCGATCACTGCCGCGCAAAGAGAACTGTTGGATGCGGGGATGTATGCCAACTTCCCAGGCTTCCTGTATGCCGACACTGGCGCAAGGCAGAACACCAACATCTTCCGCGTTCCGCCAGGCGGTGGGGCTTTGGTCAAGACGGGCGGCATGCCAATCAATCAGGCCGTGATGCCGTTGCCTTACAAGGAACCATCTCAAACATTAATGGCCCTCATCGAGAACATGGCTCAAACAGGCATGCGCATTGGCGGCACAGCCGAAACCGCCGTGGGTGAAGGTCGGGCGGACGCCCCCGTGGGCACGACGATCGCACTGATTGATCAGGCCACCAAGGTTCTGAACGCGGTGCATAAGCGGATGCACGCCTCTCA